TCTTTTAAATTATAACTATTAGCAATAGTTATTGTTGAAGGTTGCCCTGCTTGACTTTGAGTTGTTTCATTTAAAGAATCAACTAATCTTGCTCCAAATATCTTGGCTCCGGCATCATGGGAACTAGCTGTAGTATTTTTAGGTTTAACTCCTCTAAATGGAGCGTTAGTTCCTCTAACTAAACCTGATAATACTTTTGTAGAGCTATCATATGCTGTATATTGAATTACTTCATTTTCAAAAAATCCTGTTGTAGAATTTATTTTTTCAATAACTACATAACCACCATCTCTATAGAAACCAAGATTATCAACTACAGCCAAAGAAGTATCTGTAGAAGTTATGCTAGATTGTAAGGTGGTTGATAATTCTAATGCTTGAATACTTATTTGTAAAGCAGTTGTGCTTGATGATAAATTTGATTTTAGACTCATTAACCTCACTACATCATTTACTAATATTCCACTGTTAGGTTGAGTTACAACATAAACAGCAGTCCGATCACCATCAATAAAAACATCACTTGTAGTAATAGGATTTTCTGGCAATAAATCTGGAGTAGGTAAAGGTGCAACTTGTGGTCTTGCTTTTTCTAAACCTTGTGGGTCAGCAACAAATGGTCTTGGCTCAAGTTGTGGTTGCTTACGTTCGAACTCTGAGTAATGCACGAATTGTCCATTCCATTCTGTAACCATTTCTCTCCACGGAAAAGCTAATCCGCTTCGATCAGAGATTGCTAAAGCGTGTTTCCCTTTTGCAAACTTTGCCATTAGATCTCCGGATAATAAGTTTTAGGTGATATGTAAACACTTGAAGAAGAACCATCTTCTTGTAATGCTCTTAATAATTCATCTTCGTATAACATTTTCATTTCTTGTGTTCTTTGAGGCGCTTTCTTTTGAGATATGTAATAAGCTAAACCTGCACACATACAAGGTACAAATCTATTAACTACATCTGCTTCATTTGTATAAGCTCCTGCATCCTGTAATCTTTGTATGTAGTAAAAATACATAAAGTCACCAACTTGATCAGAACCTGGAGTTAAGTATAAAGTAACGGATACTCTATTTATAAATCTTTGAACCCAATATTGAGAAGGTTGACCTGTTGCTGTTTTATTTGAAAAAGCTGAATACTGTGATCTGTTTACTTTTGACAAAGGTGAATCTACGTTAGCAGAAGTCCTGTAGCTAGACTCTAAAAGATCTGAAGCCATGTTAACAAAATTATTTACTGAATCGTTTTGTGCATGAGAAGCAGCAGTTGTACTATCTATTCCTCTATCTGTAACCGCTGATAAAATTAAATTATTACCTGAGATAGAGCTATACTGCATTATTTCATTATTGATTTTTATTTTTCCAGAGTCAGGCATCTGGGCCACAGAAGCAACTGGAATAGTTAAAGCAGTGGCATTTATTGCAGAGGTTAAAGTAGTTGTAATTCCATCAGAAGTACCATCACTTGGTGATCTAAAAATTACATATTCGTTTTGACCATTAACTAAACTAAAAGCGTGTTCTCTAACTTGCCAAAAATGGATACCTCTATTGTCCCATTCTTGAAGCATTATATTTAGTGATCTTCTAGCTGAACGCAGGTCATTACCTGAGTAATCAAAAAAACCTAATCTTTCAAAAGCTTCAGTTATAATATCATCGATCGAGAATGTTTTCTCGAATGTAGTTGTGCCTGAAAAAGCCAAGGTGCCTCCTACGAGTTACTTCCGCCGCTATGAAAAACAGTTATAGCTGTAATCTGTTCAGTAGTAAATCCAGAGTAAACATCTGTTTTAAATAAAATTGGTACAGGGAAATTAACTGTCATATCATGAATATGAGCACCCTTATTTAATTTTACTTTTGATGTTCCACTTGCTCCACCATCTTTAAGCTCTAAAACTCCAGCTGCGTTAGGACCAGATATATGAACTCCATATACTCTAGTTCTTCCAGTCTGAACAGTCTTAGTTTCAGTAGTTACGTTAGTTGCAACTCCATCAATTGCTGATCCGAATGTTGACATAATTTAATCTCCTTAAAATTTATATGTGGGGCCGAAGCCCCACACTAATTATTTATTACTGTGAATCAAAAGGTGTTGCTATAGATCCAGTAGCATTAAGTAAACCTTGAACTAAATAAAGGTTTGCTGCAACTGCAGTAAACTTAATGTAAGAACCTCTTAAACCACCTGTTGTTGCAACAGAAGCACCAGCTTCACCATTTAAATTAACTTCATTGTTTGCTGTTGCTGGAACAAATTGTTTTCCAGATACAGAAGCGTCAATTCCAAGTGTAACCATACCGATAAATTTATCGTCAGTGCTAGCTGTTTGAATTGTACCAGTGAAATCATCTGTAAAAAGAATTTCAAAAGTAGTTCCAATTGTGCTTGGGTTATTGTAATCAGTTGATCCGGCTACAGCTGAATCAGCTGATGCATTGATTGCTGGAATTGTAATTGCAGTTGGTGTAGCTGCAGGGTCCATAGTCAAAAGTCTTCCTGCGTGATCAGCAACAGTTAAATCAGTTGCTAAAGTTAATGCAGGGACTGCTCCCGGTCCAATTGATTGAAAACCATTTTTTGACCTTACCGGTCCTGAAAAGGTTGTATTTGCCATGATTATTCTCCTAGTTAAATCCTACATAGTCTCTAGGCCGTCGACTATACTGCGTCCATGTAGAATATTAATTTATGTATAGTTACAAAACTATATACTAGTTTTTAGTAGAGTGCAAGAGATCCTGCAGTGTGGAGTGGATTTTTCAACGATGTAGCTTTTTTTTAAGTAGCTACGGAAACTTTTGGAGCAGAGTCTTCAACTTTATTACGCATGTGTTCTCTTTGCGCTTCTGCCATCTTAATATGACTTAAAACATCTCGAACTTTTCGGTCTATTTTAACCATATTGAGAGTATATCTACCCTCGTTAAGATGCTCTTGCTCCCACTGTAAGTCCAGACCCCTCTTTTGCTTGTAAAGGTCGTTTAAGTGTTGCATCATTTTTTCCATCGATAACTTCCTCATAAGTTATTCTATTTATCTTGTCACTATAAGAGTTTCCAAGATTTTCCCAAACTATACTTTTTTCTCCCAACTTGTCAAGTATAGCCTGTTCTAGTGAGGCTGGGTTATCATCAGCTACAACATTAAATTTAGCGTAATGATCATACGCCCAGATATTTACTAGAAATTTTACCATTATTCTTTCTTTCATAGAATTGTGGCGAGACTATGTCCCGCCACAAAAAATTACGATTAACTTGCTCCTGAAGATCCGAAGATACCTCTATAGTCAGATACACCGAATCTGTATCTTTCTCTAGCTTTGTATCTTACGTTTCCAGTATCAAAATCACCTTCCATTGCTGTTCTAATAGGTGTTCTTTCAAAATACTTCATTCCGTTAGGAACATCAGTAATGAAGAAGTACGCATTAGGATCAGTTAAGAAATTGTTCACTCTGTAACCTTGAGGAACCATTCCCATAGAAACGATTGCATTGATATCGTTATCAGCAGTGCCAGTTCTACCTTGAGACTTCATAAGTCTTTCAGCTTGGAATTGAAGCTCAGAAGGAACGATCATTTTCATTCCTCTAGCAGCAATTTTAAGACCTCTTTCGTCAGTCATTGCAGCGATGTCGATTAAAGACTGCTCCAATGAAGTTTCGTTAAGGTCAGCCTGTGTAGCCAAAGTGTTTGACACAGTTCCAGCGATCGTTGGGTGAGCTGTACTAAATAATTGTACACCATCTCCAGAAGTGAAACCACCTCCGAAACCATTGATCAGTGGATTTACTGATTTGATTTGTTTAGTATTCGCCATAGATCTAGCTAGCGCTTTTGTATATCTAGACGCAAGTCTGTCATACAAGTTGTCCTCAATCGCTTCTTCAGTGATTGCGAACGCAAGCGCAACAGTTTCCATAGTGTATCTAGCTGTGTAAGTCTCTTGAGCATTGTCAAAAGTTACGCCAGAACCTTCAGGTTTAACTGCAGCATTAGCAAAACCAGATAACATAACTTCTTCTTCAAACGCTCTGTCTGAAGTTTCTGTTGTGTAGATCTCAGCATGCTGATTCTCATAACGTTTATATTCCAGTCCGAATAGTGCATTCAGGCCTGGTTCTAGTTCTTTAACTAGTTGTCCTCGTGATATAGCCATTTTTTATCTCCTATTCTAACTATTATACGCCGTCTGTAGCGCTGTTGTATATATGTTCGTTAATCATCACTACCCAATTAACATAACCAGATGCAATATCGCTATTGTCTATGTTAGTTGATGGACCTGTGATTTTTAACTGACCACTTGCTGTTGATAGCGTACCATCATCTAACATTGAGTTAGACACAAAGTTTGCTGCAACACCTGCTGAAACAACGATATCCGCATTCATGAATACATCAGTCTGCGCTGAAGCAGTTGATATATCAGTTTGGATTTCGAATCTTTCATAAGGGTCATCACTTACGAATGCTACTATATCAGATGCTGCAACTTGAGCATAATGATTAGCAAACGTAGGCTTACTTGTATTTGGGTCTGTGTAGAAAACACCATTAAGTGATCCAAGTAATCTGTCTCCAGCTGCAGCTTGTTCGATAGTTCCGCTAGCTACTGGTTTTACAGCATCTTGAAAATAAATAGTAGTCGCATAGTTATTTGCAATACTATATTCACTTAAACCTTGGTTGTCTCTATTTTGACCAACTTTTCCGATCGCTCTTAGACCGAAAGGTTCGTTTTTATTTGCCATAGAGGCCTCCTTATAAATGTACCTGCCCTTGCGGGCCTCCAGTACGGGTTAAATGAACTTTAATGGTTAGGAAATTTTTTAAGATTTCTTTGAGCCACCAAAAGTTACACGAGTCTGTCTATCAATATCGATAGGCATACTTGGGTGCTCTTCCTTCATCAGATCATTATCCATTGCTTTGACCTTCTCATTATGCTGTGAAGCATAATATTCTTGTCTCTGCTTAATAATCTCTTCCGGTATCCTAGCGAGCAGTAGGCCGCCAACTCCGATCACTCCTGAATATTTCCC